CGCCGAGAAGAAGGCGGCCGACGAGCTGAAGGAGCTGCTCGCCGAGATCCCGGATTTCGAGGAAATGCTCTACGACGTCACGGACGCGATCGGCAAGGGCTTCGTCAATCTCGAAATCGAGTGGCATCAGCTCGACAGTTACTGGTTGCCGAAGTCGATCACGCATCGGCCGCAGGGTTGGTTCCAGATCTACCGCGGCTATCGTCAGGAATTGCGGTTGCGCGACAACAGCCCGGACGGCGCGCCGCTGATTCCGTTCGGCTGGATCACGCACACGCACAAGGCGAAGTCGGGATACCTCGAGCGCGCCGCGCTGTTTCGTGTGCTCGTGTGGCCGTACCTCTTCAAGAATTACAGCGTCGCCGACCTCGCCGAGTTCCTCGAGATCTACGGCATCCCGTTGCGGCTCGGCAAATACCCGCCGGGTGCGAGCGAGAAGGAGAAGGCGACGCTGCTGAAGGCGCTCGTGCAGCTCGGCCACAACGCGGCCGGCATCATGCCGGACGGAATGACCGTCGATTTTCAGGATGCGGCGACCGGCGATCCGGACGCGTTCCAGCTGATGATCGAGTGGTGCGAGAAATCGCAGAGCAAGGCGATCCTCGGCGGCACGCTGACGAGCCAGGCGGACGGCAAGACGTCGACGAACGCGCTGGGCAACGTGCACAACGAAGTGCGCAAGGATCTGCGCGACGCCGATGCGCCGCAGGTCGCGAAGACACTGACGCGCGATCTGCTCTATCCGATCGCGGCGCTCAATGGCCTCGCCAAGAACCTGCGTCGCGCGCCGAGGTTCCAGTTCGTGCTCGAGGAGCCGGAGGACATGTCGACGTATGCCGACGCGCTGCCGAAGCTCGTCGACCTCGGCATGAAGGTGCCACGCAAGTGGGCACAGGAAAAGATCGGCGTGCCCGAGCCGGAAGAGGATGAAGCGGACATCCTGCGCGCACCGCCGAAGCCGGCCGTGACGCCGCTGTCGCCGAGGGACAATAGCGGCGACGCCGCTGTGCCACCGGCCATCGCCGCCGCGACGGCGCAGTCGACGCCGCCGGATCCGCCGGCGCGCATGTCCGATCGTCTCGACACGATGCTGCAGCCTGCGATGGCGCTCTGGATCGGCAAGATCCGCGACCTGGTCGCGAACGCGAGCTCGCTCGAGGAGATCCGAGACGGCATCGTCGCGCTCGCGCCGGACATGACGCTCGATCAGTACACCGAAGCGATGCGCCAGGCGCTCGCCGCGGCCGCGCTCGCCGGACGCTACGAGATCCTGCGCGCCGCGGGTTCGGTGTGACCGATGCTCGCCGCGTTGCCGCGTGACGGTTCCTTCGCAGCGTGCCCTTTCTGCAAGGGTTCTCGCGTGCGAATCCACCGATGGTGCTCGCACGGCGAATTCTTCGCCGTCGTTTGCCTCACGCGAGGTTGCGAGGCGCGCGGGCCGCGCATGTATGACGAAGCAGAGGCGCTCGACGCATGGAACGCAGGCAGACCGCTGCTCGAAGCGAACTTGTCGTGACAGATAACGTTATCTGTCGCAGCAAAGTGCGACACGCATCCGAAGCCGATGCGCTGGGATCCGCCGCGCGCAACGTCGGCCGACATGGCGCGCGGCGGCTGCGCGTCTATCGCTGCCGGCATTGCGCGGGCTGGCACCTGACGAGTCAAGCACGATGATGACGCCGCGCGCGGGCTGGGGTGTCGCGATCCGTCGCGCCGATGGCAGCGAGTTTCTTGCTCTTAGCGGCGTCGGCATCTTGTCGGCGGTGTGGCCGCTCGCGCAACGAAAGTATGCGGTCGAGCACAAGCGCGAACTGGTATGTACGGGCTTCGTGGCGCGCGTAGTGCGCGTCGCGTTCACAGTGCCGATGATCCAGGAAGATCGCCGTGCCTGACGTCTCCTACGGCTCTCTGCCGTTCTCCGAGCAGGTCGAGTTCTTCCGACGCAAGCTCAACCTGCCGACGAACGCATGGACCGACATCTGGCAGAGCGAGCACGATCACGCATTCGTCGTCGCCGGCGCGAACCGCGACGATCTCGTCGCCGACTTTCGCGCGGCCGTCGACCGGGCGATCGCCGATGGTGCGACGCTCGAGCAATTCCGGAAGGACTTCGATCGCATCGTCGAGAAATACGGCTGGAGCTACAACGGCAGCCGCAACTGGCGATCGCGCATGATCTACGAGACGAACCTGCGCACGAGCTATGCGGCCGGCCGCTACGCGCAGCTGCAGGAGCTCAAGCGCGTTCGGCCGTACTGGGAATACGTTCACAGCGACGCCGTCGAACATCCGCGCCCGCTGCATCTCGCATGGAACGGGCTCGTGCTCGATGCGGACGATCCGTGGTGGGAAGTGCACTTCCCTCCGGGGGGCTGGGGCTGTCAGTGCACCGTGCACGCGCTCAACGCGCGCGATCTGAAGCGCATGGGAAAGGACGGTCCCGACCAGGCGCCGCCGACCGTCATGGAAACCGTCACGGTCGGCAAGCGCGGGCCATCGCCGCGCACGGTCGAGACGCCGGCCGGCATCGATCCCGGCTTCGGGTACACGCCGGGCAAGGATGCGTGGCTGCGCGAGCGCACGACGCGCGCGCTCGGCGAAACCGAGATCTCGGCGCCGCAGTGGGAGCCGCTTGTCACGACGACGGCGCGCGATCTCGGTCGGCCCGCCGAGATCCCGCTCTTGCCAGCGCCGATTCAACCGGGCCCGCGACTCGATTCCGTCGACGCGACCATCGATGCGTTGCGCGAGATCCTCGGCGGTGACAGTCGTGTCTTCGACGTGCATGACCTTCCGATCGGCGTGACCGCCGAAGCGCTCGGCGCGCATGTTGCGAAGGATCTCGGCCGCACGCCGTATCTGCCGCTGCTGGTGGATCTGCTCGAGGATCCGTGGGAGGTGTGGTATTCGCTCGAGCGCGATGCGCTGAGCGGAAAGGTCGGCGCACGCGCGCGATTGATCAAGGGATACGACCTCGGCAAAGGACGCGCGCTCTTCTTCGTCGCAACCGAAATCGACGGACTGCTGGAGGGCTGGACGTTCTTCCCGTCGAACGTCGCGTACCTGGAAGGGCAGCGGCGTGGATTGCTGTGGTACGGGGCGGAAGAATGAGAGGTGGGGCCTCACCCTGCGCGTGGGGTGTGCACGCTGTTCGCGGTATCGGCACGCGCGCCACCGCTGCAACGTGGGCATAGGATAGCTCGAAATGGCCGGCGCCGCTGTCGAAATCACCCTGGACGATCACGAGCTCGGCGAGCTGCTCGATCGCATGAGCGAGTTCGGCGGCGCGCCGCTGCGGCTCGCGCTCGCCGACATCGGCGAATACAACCTGCGCGCGACGCGCGAACGCGCCAAGGAAGAGGTCACGCCGGAGGGCATTCCGTGGGTCGAGCTCTCGTGGAAGTACAAGGCCTACAAGGACAAGAAGCGCCCCGGCGTCCCAAAGCTGAAGTTCGATTTCCACATGCTCGGCGACATGCTGAGCAGCGATGTCGGCGAGGACCAGGTCGACACGGGGACGAACGCGCCCTACGGTGCGCTCCATCAGTGGGGCGGCACTTCGGACATGCCGGACGGCCCTGCCCAGGTGCCGGCCCGGAAATGGCTCGGTGCGTCGGACGACGACGTCGACGAGATGGGTCGCATCCTGGCCGACCACCTCGAGGCGGCGATCCTCGATTGAGGCCGGCCGCGCCAGCGGCCGCAGGAGGCCCGTCTGGGCCTAGGGACGCTATGACCGGAGCCTCGGCGGGGTCGGATCGGCGTCGTCAGCGATTTAAACGGGTTTTAAATGGGGTTGCCGGGGGCGTCGCCGATGCGTTTTCCGGTCCTCGCCCGGAAATGGCCGATTTGGGGTAGGCTCGGACCCATCGGCCGGCCGGCTGGTGTTCGCACCCGGCCCTCCCTCGACTCGGCCCTTCCGATCTTCCATTAAGGCGGCTTAATCCCACGCCCGCATGTGCCATCGGCACGCTCGCCGGGCGATGCGAAATCGGTCCCATCAGCCCGCCTCCCGGCCGGCCCGCTCTCAGCGGGCCGGTTCACTATCCGGAGCTCGTCATGAACTAGCGATCTGCTCGGCGGCGTCGGCCGACGCCGGCGTCGCGCTGGCCGCGTGCGCGTTCGCGCTGCCGGCGCCAGGCGACGGCAACACGATCGAGATCCAGCTGACGCCGTCCGGCGAGTTCACGCCGAGCGACGGCCGCGAGATGAAGGTGCGCGCCTGGCGCATCGACCGCGATATCGCCGCGCGCGCGATCGCCGCGACGACCGCGATGAAGAACCCGCCGGTCATCGACTACGAGCACCAGACGCTGCGCAAGGAAGAGAACGGCCAGCCCGCGCCCGCCGCCGGCTGGATGCGCGGTTTCGCCTGGCGCGAGGGCAAGGGCCTCTTCGCGACGGTCGAGCTGACGCAGCGCGCGAAGCAGTACATCGCGGACGGCGAGTACCGCTTCGTCTCCCCGGTTTTCACCTACGACCCAACGGGCGCCGTGACGTCGATCCGCATGGCCGCCCTCACGAACACGCCTGCGATCGATGGCATGGAGCCGCTTGCGCTCCGCGCCGCCGCGACCTTCGGTCATCACCTCCATGAGGACACTTCCATGAAGAAGCTCATTCCCGCGCTCGTCGCCATCAGCCTGTTCGGTCTCGCCGCCGATGCGACCGAGGATCAGGCGGTCGCTGCTCTCAACGCCGCAAAGCCGAAGCTCGATGGTCTCGGCGACTTTGCGAAGGCGCTCGGCCTCAAGGCCGACGCGAAGCTCGAGGATCTCGTCGCCGCCTGCACGTCGCTGAAGGCGAACTCCGATGCGGCGGCCGGCATGCGCAAAGCGCTCGGCATCGCCGACAACGTCGCCGGCGACACCGCGATCGCAGCGTGCACCACGCTGAAGGCGAAGGCGGACGGCGCGGGCGGTAATCCGGATCCGTCGCAGTACGTTTCGGTCGCCACATTCGAGGCGTTGAAGAGCGACTTCGCGGCGCTCACGGCGAAGCTGCAGGGCAGCGACGTCGAGCAGCTCGTCCAGGGCGGCCTCAAGGATGGCCGTCTCCTGCCCGCGCAGGCGGACTGGGCGCGTGATCTCGGCAAGAAGGACGTCGCCGCGCTGACGGCCTATCTCGAGAAGACGCCCTCGATCGCGGCGCTCACGTCGACGCAGACGCGCGGCGCGCCGCCGCCGGACGCGTCGACGAACGCGCATGGCCTCACGCCCGACGAGCTCGCCGTCTGCACGAACACCGGCGTTGCGCCGGAGGAATTCGCGAAGGCGAAGAAGGCGATCGCCGCCTGATCGGCTTCGATCCGTAACGCACTCCCCTTTTTCACGAGGTACATCGCAATGAGCGCAAGCGCTGGTCGCAACACTCCCCGCCGTGACGGTCGCTTCGTCTCGCATCCGCTGTCGGCGGGCAAGACGATCTACGCCGGCACGCTTGTCACGCTGCTCGCCGCGAGCGGCTACGCGTGCCCGGGTGGCACGGCGAGCTGCGGCAACGCGGTCGGCGTCGCAACCGAGACCGTCGTCAGCGGCGGCGTCGACGGCGACATGCAGGTTCCGACCGAGCGCGGCTGCTTCCGTTTCGCGAACAGCGCGTCGACCGACCTGATCGCGCGCAAGGACATCGGCAACGTCTGCTACA